GTTTTTGGTTCAGCTTTCTCAGGTTTTACTAACTCTAAATCTTCTACTAAACCAGACCTTTGATACGCTGCAAGACTTGGCGTTGTATATTTACCTGATTCCACTAATTTTTGGAATGGATCAACGGCAGCTCTTTCACGCTCACGAGTCCTAATTAAGGCATTACTTTCTAACAACCTTTGATATTCTCTTTGCAACATCATTGCACCTTGAGGATCATTTGGTGCTAATGCCTCAATACCCTGTTTGATAGAAGCAGGATCGTTTGGATTGATTCGACTTGCTATCTGTTGACGCATAGTAATACGAACTAGTTCAGGGTCTTGACCACCCAATGCACCACCAATAGCACCACCAAGCATATTTGCACCACGACCAATGGCATAGTTAGCCTGTTGGAATGGAGTCAATTGTGCATATTGCAATGCTTGTTGATCAGCTCTAGCCTGTTGAGACTGCTGATACATCTCTGGCGTAACACCAAATAAGGATTGAACAATATCTGTTGCCATGTCTTACTCCTTAACGACCATAAATATCATATTGGGCGGCTTCAAAGCCAGTAAGTCCTGACCCATATCTTGAAGTGTCCAATGCATTAGTTTGACCAAAGCCAAACGCATTCTTAGTTGCATTTATAAGGTTTTGATTCTGAGAAGCACCAATCAATGCTGTTGCAAACGGGTTATAAGCGTTAGCTTGACCCATTGTTTGAGCCGCACCCATACCACCACCATACAAAGCATTAGCACCTTGTGGGTTAGCATTACGACCACCCAAGGCAGAACCCATCTCCAATGGTTGTTGTCCAAGAGCTTCCAATCCTGTAGCACCTTGTAAATAGGCTTGATATGGGCTAAGAGCCGCTACCTGACCTTGATAACCTTGGTTTAGCAAGTTACCACCAGTACCAAACAAACCTGCACCAAAGGCTACTTGTTGTTGACCAGCTTGCATTGCATTAGCCGCCAATTGAGCATCTTGTTGAGCCAAAGCGTTGTAGTAGGCTTCTGTCTCAGGATTAGAAGCACCAAGACCTGCCGCACCACTTGGTCTAGCACCAGTACCACCGACAGCCAACCCCCCCCTACCAGTGTTAAATAACTGGTTTTGTAAAGCACCATATTGACGCTCACGACTAGGGGCTAACAATTCTTGTTGTTTAGCCATGTACTGTTGTGCCGCTTCTTGTGGAGATTGAGCCAAGTACTGCTGACCTAAACCAAACAAACCCTGTGCCGCACCTGCCAAAGGAGCAAACTGACCTTGTGCCGCAGCCGCTTGATCTAAACCAGTACCTGCCAAACCAAGGAAACGATCTTGCATCGCCTTGAGTTGTGGATCAAGGGTATAGCCAGCACCTGTTACACGACCTGTTGTAGGATCAGTCGTAAACTGAGATGAACCAAAACGAGTAGTGACTCCTACTGGTCGGAAACGGGCTTCATCAGCGGCAATCTGTGCTGCCCTGACTTGTGCATCAGCTTGAGTCTGTGCGGCTCTCTTAGCTGAATTCCCACCTAACAATCCACCTAGAAGAGATGCACCTGCTGCAATAAATGGCATATTAAACTCCAATCAAAATATCGTCCACTTTTGACGGGTCTTTCTCGTCAGTGGCATGAATACAAAACCAAACACAATCTGTTAGCGCCTTAACTCCATGTGTTAACCCTGCTTTAATCTCAACACATGCTGGCGCTTCTATAACTTCTACTTCATCACCCTTCATCACCGCTACCTTACCCTTTGCCAATATAGACAAATGGCTAAAGTCATGCGTGTGTTTCAGAATGGCTGTACCCTCCGCAAATACGGCTTCTTTGGCATACAAACCATCACTGAAATGATGAGTGATCATGCTGTTCGTTTCCACATAGCCACAGTAATGTATGGCTGAAGGTTAAGGTTAGTACCACTAGTACCACTATTGTCGGTTGATCCTGAAACAGTGTGAGTGTGTTGCAAATCAACAGTACTTGTGTTCAAAGAATCGTATCCAGTTAAGTCGTAGCCTTGAGCAGAATCATTGTTGTTAGTGCCAAAGTTTCTAGACTCATTGGTAATGTCCGTGTACTTCATCTCGTGAGCATGAGTTGAATTTGCACTCATGTTCCCAGTAGTAGCACTGAAAGTGTGATTGTGTTGAACAAGGATGGCATCTTTGCTACCACCAGTTTCTTCTAGTGTGTCAAACAATGCATCACTAGCATTCAAACCAACCATGACTCGACCAGCACCAAATGCTGTCCAAGTACCAAAGCCTAACAATGTCGCAGGGTTTGTAGAAACACCCGCATTGACATAGATAGAGCCTACTGGATACATAGCCTGAAAAGCCGCAGTAACAAAAGCAGTAGTCGCCAACTGCGTAGTGTTCGTGCCACTAGATGCTGTAGGGGCAGCAGGAGTGCCAGTAAATGTAGGAGATGCTAGATCAGCCTTGGTCGCAATAGCAGTAGAGATATTGACAAACTCAGTGTTGATCTCTGTACCCTTGACAATCTTTAATGGATCACCAGAGGGTAATGAATCTTTGGTAGCGAAATTGGTGCTTTGTGTGTAATTTGACAATTTAATCTCCTTGTTTGAGGTATGCAACTAGCATCTCTAAGTCTTGCAAAGATGCCGCACCTTTTATTCGATTGGCTTTCCAAGAGATTACTTGAATATTATCAATCGTATAGCCTTTTGATGAATCTATCCTGTCAATACTTGGACTACTATCACGGAATCCTGCTTCATTAAACTCAAGAACAGTACCAAAAATTGGACAAAGACCATTAGCTGGATAAATTGCTTTCAAATCTTGAACAGTAATATTATGCTCACGCCCTTTGTCTCTCGCCCGTTGCTTTGATGCGTTTATAAGCATTTGAAGTCTATATTCAAAATCTTTACGACGAGTTTTTTGATACTCTCTTGAATATTCTGCAAATTTAGTTTTGTTTTTATCACGCCTTTGTGCTTGATATTTAACATCACAAGTTCTGCACTTGTACTGCAATTTATCTTTTGCTTTGTTGTTCAAAGTAAATTCTGACAACAATTTATCTTCTTTGCAATGATTGCAAATCTTTGTTGCAGAAACTAAGCGAAGCGCACTCACGACATTTTCCCATCTTTAGTTTGGATTTCAATGCGCTGAATAGATAGCGCAGAACCACTGATATTTGCTTCATATCCAGTTTGAACAATTTTACCGCTACCACTTGCCTGTGCAACCAATGTCTGTAACGCTACACCATCAGAATATTGGGCAACATTGTATTCACCAATGCCATACTCAGATATACCTTGAGTAGGAATCAAAACATTGGTAGACAAGTAGTTCGTAGCAAAGTCAAAGCCCCACTTCATCGTCACATATTGGTTTGATCCACCAATAATGACTACCTTCAAACGCTTCAACAAAGAAGTGATATTTGCATTACCAAGGTCTGCATGATTGGTGTAATACTGCATCCTGTAAGACGATGTGTAGTCTTGATAGGTGCTGTACTTACCAATGTAACCATTCTTGCCAATTAGAAGATCACCATTCCTGCGAGATAACAATGCTGTTGGCTCAATCGAATCCCAGTTAGTGACCCTGAATGATCCATCTTGCAATTGAACCCGTGTATCAAAACAATAAACTTCTTTTACTGTTGGCAGTGTAAGAAGATAGAAAGCCTCTGTCTCAGAGTAAACAGTCTTAATGCTAGATAGCGTTTCACTGGCAATGATCTGCATGAAATCACTACGAATGTTCTTAGACAAGTCACCCAAAGGAGCAGACTTCTCAATGATTGTTCGAGCAAATGATCTAACACCAGAGTTAGACAAGAACAAGATGTCTTTACCAGTAGCTTGGATTGAATCTCTTGCAATACATCCAATACCGCCTACAGTATCCTGTAATGACATCGTTGCAGGTGTCGTAGCATTGGCATAAACCAAGATTTGTCGTCTGCCAAAGATGATTAAGAAACCATTGTGTGCAGCCAATCCTGTTATCTCATCAGCACCATTGGGCCACACACGATCGATGTTCAGAGAACCAGAAGTACCTGTATTCCAGATGTGACCTGCCAACAAGTCTGAGAAATAAACAGTGACATTATCTGTCGTTGTATCAGCAACCCACAAACGACCAAATGCAGATATAACGATATTTGCAGAAGGAACAGTTCCTGAATAACCAGTTTTCTCACTAACTCTGCGATAAGTTGTCGTACTTACAGCAGGATCAAATATCAATGGATCATGTCCTGCTTGGAAGAAATAAGTGATGCCATTCAAAGAAGCACAAGCCCAATTGTTGGCAGAAATAGTAGGAGCAGTACCGCCACCACCATAGGTCAACTCAACAACAGCATTAGAGGTGTTCAGCTTGAATAACTTATTGTTCCCAGAAAACAAAACAGTGAGTGTGCCATCAGATTGAACTAACTCATGGATGACACCAACATCATTTGCACCAAGGTCGCCAGATGAAGAGTTGACTCTTGTCCAACCCTTACGAGAACCAATGCGACCATACTGATCAATGATGCAGTTCTTTGCAACCAAAGCAAAGCCAGATGACAAATCTAATGGCGAATCTTGAGTATTCAGACCATAAAAGCCTGGTGCAGATACGCTGTTAGTTTGAAGTGCTTGGCTCATATTGCTACAAACTCCTGATTTTCAGGATAGCGTGTGCCTTCCAAAGCAATGTAATCAGAAAGCATAGAACGATACAACTGATAAGCCTCAGAAGAGTTCAAACCACCATCTTCACCACGCTCAACCAATGCTCTTGCATAGGCATTTTGCACAACAAGAACATCAGGAACAAGAACAGAAGTGCTGTCAGAAGACAATGTTGCTTGTGGAACAGTCAGAGCAAATGGAATGTTATAAACACCATCTGGTCGTGCATATAGAACTACTTTTGTATCACCATTACCATCTACGCCATCAAAAGAATAGAACTCAGGAATTCCACTGATAGCAGGTACTAAGTTCTGATAACGATTCATCTGAACAAAGCTGATGTTCTGCATACCAACATTGGCAGTGGTATTGAGAGCATCCATCACTTGAAACTTCTGACCAGCACCTGTGAGTGAGTAGACATAAGTTCCAGAGGTAGTTGTAATGGTCACTGTTTGACCAAGAACATTCCAACCATAAGAATCTTCTACTTGACGCTTGGCATCGTTAACAAACTTGCCAATCAAGGTTGAGTATGCTGTTTCCGTTACTGTAGAAACTTGTGTCTCTCGTAAACGAATCAGAACATCATTGACTAATTGTAAATAGGTCATATTCGTTGCGATCCTTCAATTTCAAAAGTTGCAATCACAGAAATGGTTGAACCTGTTTCTGAAGTTGCTGTTAGATAATCGCCCTCTTCCATCACAATATACTGATTAACATCAATCTCAGTAAAAGTTGATTTGGATGTTAATGTGTACTCAAAAGTAATTGGGATACTGGCGCTTGCACTAGTATCGTACCAAGTGAAAGAGATGTGCTTATTTGATGAGCCGTTATTGGATGCGTGAAGAAGAACACACTTGGCATAATAGCCAGTCGGCACTGTATACAGCGTAGTTGCTGTATTTGCAGTTAGATTCGCACCGACAGATAATGGTCTCACTTCATGTTCCTCTTAGAGATCGCTTTAGCCTTTGCTTTAGCGTCTTCCTTGGACGATGCACCCCAAGCTCTAAGAGAAAGTAAAAGTCGGGTAGGCTTTCCATCTTTCATCTCAGCGCCAGGCATATTGCCCATTCGTGCTAAAAAGGATGCCCTACGAGGGTTATCTCCCGACTTTACAGGCGCTTTTAA